AAGGTCAACCATTCCGGTGGGCTCAGATGTAGCAGGCGGGCCATTCAATAACTCCGTCTTAGCAATATCGGGAACAGTCGTAGACTGTTCAATAGTCGCGGGTTGCTGGGAAATTTGTTGACCTTGAACCGGAATGCCAGTCGCGACGGCGGTCTGCGTTCTTTGAGTTTCATCTGACAGCCCTTGCGCTATGGATTCCATCGCAACACCCGGTTGCTGCGATGGAGTAGTGACCAATCCTGGTGCGCCATACTCCGAGAGAGGCGTGGACGGCATCGATTCATCAATCTGGCCGCTTCGCACAGACGCGCCGCCAACTTCATCTACTCTGGCGTTCGTCGCAGATATTGCTTCGTCAATGTCTACGTTTGGATTGCCGACTCCAATATCTTGTAGAATGTTTTCGACAGGCTTTTCTTTGCGTGTGATTAGGTCGGTAGCTTTACCGGCAATTGCAGCGCCTCCACCAGTTAGCGTTGAAAGAACCATCGTCCCAGGATAGACTTCTTTGAGGGATTTCGCCCAATCCTCACCAGATGACCATTCCCGTGCTGGCTCTTGCGACATGCCGGTATCAACCTCTGCGCGCTGCTGGCCCATCTGTGTTACTGTTTCCGTGGAAAGCTCGCCACCATACATCTTCGCAAGCCCGCCTACAATCTTGCTTGCAATTCCTTTGCTTACACCTTTGAAAACTGCACCAGCACCTGTTGCTGTAAGCAGATTTCCGACGGCTTCGGGGCCAGCCTCCCAAAGCGCATGGTTTTCCCTTGCTTCGCTTGTTTTTTCAAGGAATGCGGCGCGCTCAGCATCGTCCATCACGGAGCCGCGTTCTCTCATCAGAGCTGCATTTGCGGCATCCAGCAATTGCGCTGTAAACATGGATTTATCCATCTTGTATGCAGCCACGCCGGATGCAGACAGCATCCCAACTGCCGCCCCGCCCGGAACAGGGGTTGCAAATCCAGCAGCTCCACCAAGCAAGCCCGCACCCATGGATGCAAGTGAAAATCCCGTGCTGCCGGAAGCTTCCGCAATATCCTTGCGCGTGATTCCAGGAAACACATTCTCGCCACCAGCATCACCAAGAGCGGATAATCGCTCTCGCGTCCGTGCCAAACCCTCCTCACGCCACTGGTCGCGCCAGTCATGAGTTTTTAACGGATCATCCTCTTCGGTAAGATTTGCAATGGCGGCCTTGGCTTGCGTTGGAATATCGTAAATTAGCTTTCCAACATCCGCCACGCCGCCGAGCAGATTGTATTTTTCCTCTTTTGCTGGGGTGAATTCAGGAAAGTTAGCGCTGATCGCGCTTTCCATATCAGATACAGACACGCCATCAGGGAAAGATGCTGTGCGTCCGTCTGGTAGTTGTACGATTGGCATTATTATTTACCTGATGCAAGTCTATCAACCTTAGCTTGCGCGTCTGCAATTGACCTAGCAAGACTATTTTGTAATTCGACGTTCCTTACTCCGCCAGCTTGCTTAGCTCGCTGTTTTGCAGCATCCAATTCTTGTTGTGCTGCCTTTAGCTCAAGGTTAGGTATTTTCTCTGGCATTCCAAGTAATCCAGCGGGATTTTCTGGTGCTTGTGTTGCGCCTGTTTTGCCTGACGATCCTTGGGTTTTTGAACTTGGAACAAGCTTCCCGTTATCCCATACGAAATCTACAGCCGATTTTTCGGTCGCTGTTGCCGGTTTCGACTTTGGTTCCGGCGCCTCCTCAATCTTCCCGCTTGTCGCAAAACCTGTGAGCATCTTGGATATTCCACTCGACTCATTCACCAATGAATTTATTTTTGCCTCAAGCCCATCAATTTTGTCTTGATGGAGTTTTTTGGTCGGCTCGTCAAGCGCGGATTCTTTCAATGAGTTGTACTTGAGAATATCGGTCTCGTATTTCAAAGCCTCTTCTCTGTTGTTTTTTAACACCGCAACGAGGGCATCCTTGCGGGCGGAATTCTCGCCTTTTGTGGCAACCTTTTCAGCAGAAGCAAGCTGCGCGTCGAGCTTTTTCATTTGAATTTCAAATTGTCTCGCACCTGTTTTTTCTGCTGTATCTGCCCGCTTGCTTGCTATTTCTGCCTGATAGTTCTGGTCATACCTGCCCATTGTTGCAGGATCAGCCCCGGCCATTTGCGCTGCTTGAGCAGCTCTGCGCGCATCGTCGATAGGCGAACTCTTGAAGCCGTATGCCTCCCGCTGTTCTGGTGTCAGGTTGACGACATCTTCTGCGGTGACAGACGATTTATTTGCCGCGTTTATCGTGCTCGCAACATCTGCATTCAGCAGCCCCTTTGATGCGGTTTGAATTTTTCCAGCAAGCGCTTCGCGTCCAGCAACATCACGCGAACGCGAATTTTCGTCCAGTCGGTTGCGCATTTCTTCTTCCATCTGGACGCGCATCTTCATGAGATTTTCGTCGCTCGACGCCTTCATTTGGTCTTCTGTCATTTTAACGCCAGCCTGACCAATTCCACCAATTGCGCCGGTCGCCATATACCCGAGTAATCCCATCATTCACCCCCGTTCATTTGACTGAACTTTGCGGATAATTCTTCGTTCTGCATCATTTTATCGCCGGATTGCATCGCTGCATCCATTTGACCCTTGTCGATACCTTGGGCTTCGGCAATTTTTTGAATTGTTTTCTGAGTGATCTGATCGATAATTTCCGGCGTTGCCTGCAATTTTCCAAGACCTGCTGCATACTCAATGGCTTTAAGCATCAGCGTCAATGCTGCCGGTATTGCCGCTTCCATCGGCATGGTTGGCTTGCCGGTCTGTTTCGAGCTTTCACGGTAAAGTATGCCGATCAATTGTCCAATGCCATTGGCAATGCTGTCAGTTATATCGCCTTCGGCTTCAAGAAAACGCAGCATTTGTCCGTGCGTGCTTTTGTCGAACATAACCTTCATTCCGGCGATGACGATGCGGCTGTACGCATTCTTGAAATCAGCAGGAATTTTTGCCTCTATTTCTTGCTCTGCCTTTTTTATCAAGCTGCCAGAATCAGCGCCGACAGGCTGAGGTGCAACATCGGTTTTATTGCCAAGCAATCCCATTATTATCCCCTTTGAAGGCCGTTAGCATACAGCAGTCCAACCCGTTTTTGCGGGTTTCCTGTTACATTTGCATTTCTGTTTGTGCGAAGTTGGGCGGTCAAGTCTGGAACAGCGGAAGCGTTTGCATATTGCCTATCCAGGTTGGCTTGTTGCATGGCTAATTGCTGCTGTCGGAGGTCGTTTTCTTGTGATGCTTGGTATGCCGTACCAATACCGGATAATGCGCCGTAACCAAGCATGCCGCCGCCCTGCGTCTTAGCAAAATTCAATGCAGATGAAAAAAATCCATCATTTCCACCGGCTCCTAAATCCTTTGCCGCAGCTTGCGCGCCCTCAACAGTGTTTGCATACGATCTACCGCCAAGGATTGAAGTGCCTGGGTCTGCTGGCGCTGATGCGCCTATTGGCGCAGATGGAGCGATTGGCGCAGAAACACCCCCGGATACGGCTTCTTGTGCAACCTGCGCAGTTTTGGCGGGCATAATTCCGGCATTCTCAAAGCCTGCAATGGCTGGATCAAACGCAGTTGCTCCAGCAGCCCCGCTCGCTGCCGTTTGCGTTGCAAAATCAACCGGAAGCCCGGCATTGGCAAATGAATTTACCACGCCATCACCGGCGGTATTTATCAATCCACCTGCTGATCCAGTTGGTGCGCCCACTGCTGTTGCGGCTTCTCCTCCAACACCTTGCGCCATGGTTGCGAAGTTCCCACCAAGCGAGGTTGCCAGACTGCCGATTCCGCCAACTGTAGACATCGCAAGTCCAATATTTTTTAATCCCGGAGCGTCGAATACTGTCCCAATCACCGCAGCGTATGTCCCAATTGTAGCGATAGCGCCAAAAACTGCTGCGGCTGATGTTGCTGCGGTCATGGTTGTAAGTACAGTTACCGCTGAAACAGGGTCGCACGACGCGATAGGCTCCATGCTGTAGAAGAAATCGCACTCATCATGAACTAATTTTGCTTCGCCGTTTTTGTCAAACTGCCAGACAGATTTGGTGTAAATTTTACGCATATCTGAATTTCTCCATTGTGTAGTAAACGGTTCCATCATGACCTAATTCCACTTCGCAGAATCCAAGTCTCTCCAGAAAATTCCTGTTGTTTTTGGATACCGTTTTAACATTGCCAAATTTCTCTATCAATTCAGCGAATAACTGCCTTATTTCATTGCCAAGCTTGTGCCAGCACCGCTTCCTGTATTCGGGCTCCATTGCAATGTGAATTTGGCTGTCTCGTACCATTATCACACCTGCCAGCCTGCCTTCAATATCAAGCGGCAGCAATTCCCATCCTATCAATTTCAATGCAAGCTGCCACGCTTCGCAATCGAATGGGCAGTTTCTATGCAGTAGGTCAATCATTGCTTCATCGCTGTGCTTCATGCTGGTATGCTAAAGTTCAACAGGCTACCGAAATCCAGGTTTGCAATCGCCCCTATTGTAGCGAGCGATTGGTTCATCATTGCAATCTGATTATCAGATGCGATCTTCTTCGCCGCAGCATCCATCGTGGTGCTTGCTGCAATGTCAGCCAGATTCTTGTAAACATACTTCTGAACATCAGTCGCCCCGGCAGACGCTTGGAGCAGGTTTTTGTAGTTAGCCTCGATATTGGCTGCTTGCTCTCTTGTAGCGGCATCGACCTGAACAGTGTATCGCTGGAGTTCTGATTTATTTAGCTCTGTTTGATTTAGCGCTGACTGACGGTTTTGCGCTTCCGCATTAGCTGCCGCAATCTGGTTGCCAGCCGTGAACCTCTGCATAGCAAATTGGTTTTGTTCGTCGGCATTGTAGCCAGCCGCTTTGTTGTACGTTGCAGCATCTGCCTGTGCGATTGGCGATGCAGCGTTATACAGCGCTTCCTGACCAGCCTGGACAGCCATTGTGCTGTTTAACAGTCCGCGCGGGGCCATTTGCTGCTTCGCGCGCGTTGCCGCCTGCTGCATTAACGGGCTATCTGCTGACGTAATATCAGCAATCTGTCCTTGTACAGTCTGCGGCTTATCGATTGCCCATTTTTCTGGGCTGCCAAGCGTCGATGGCTCAATCGACTGAACATATTGATTGCTTGCTACTGAAGGAGGGGTTACACCTCCATCTGGTTTTGGCAATTGTTCGGTTTTCTGTATTGGCGGCGTCGTCTGCCCGATATTTAATAATCCCATAATTTAAACCCCATTCACACCCCAAAATGACAAAGTTCTCGGAGCTTTCCGCTCCACCTAGCCGAAGCTTTTAGCCCGGCTTCCTCGCCGCAGCGAATTACTATCTTCCATGCTGGATCATTGCCATCCCACACAGCTTTGCCGTTTACGACAGGCACGCAATCATACCCTTCGGCGGCTGGCCTTAATGCAGAATCAACCTTGTTGTGCGAGCTTTCACCGGCCCGTGCATTGGTCACAATCTTGCCAGTTTTGGTGCGCCCTTGTGCGTAGAGCGCATCCTGCTCGGTGTTGCTGCGGTAAGTGCAGTAAATCAATAGGGTTATGTTTTCCTCCGCGCAAAGCTCAATATGTTTTTCAGCCATTTGGCGCACATCTTGTCTCAAGTCTGAAAGGTTACGCGACGCCAATTTTGTCCACCTTTTTATCCAGTTTTTCTTCGATTCGATCCAGCTTCGTAAACATAGCACCAAGGCGCTTATCCAGCATTTCGTAGGTCACATATTTACCTGCAACCATAACCTCTATAGCCTGAATTTTGTCTACCATTAGCGCATCTGTTTTGCTCAATTCGCGAATAGAGTCCTTGATGCTGTTCAGTACCCAGCCACCGAGAAATCCGGCGATTGCTATTGCGACGTTAAAGGTTGTTTGTATGTCCATGATCTCCTCACGTTGGTTTCCATTATTTAAATTTTTTATACCAGATACGACCCGTTAATAATTAATCCGCCTGCTGCCTCAATATCAATTTCGATGCGAGTGCTATTCGACTGTTGGATGTAAAGGCGAATCTGCGTACTTCCGCCAATGAACATGGCGATAGGGATATATCCTGCGGTTGTGGCATAGGCAATGTTAGAAAATTCTACTGACAACGGAAACAGATAGGAGGAATTCGCCGAATAAGGGAGTCCGGTGTTGATGTACAATTTCCCTGTTCCTGTGTGCGCTGTCCATGAAATATCAATATTAAAGAAAACTCTATTCCCGATACGAGTCCATGCGCAAATTTCTGTTACAGGTGTATATGTTCCTGACCCTGTTGATCCAATCACAACCGGCGTAACAGACCCATTTTCAAAAATTGAACTGCTGGAATACAGGCTGAACTCGTGGCTGACGAGCTGCCCGAGAGTGTCGCTTTGCACTAGGTTGTTTGCGCCATTAAATCGCGTTTTCGTTCCGCCTGTTTTTGCATTAAGCATCACATCGCCAGCGAACAGGCAATTAGTGGCGAACATTTCCGCGTTGCTTCCGCTGAAGTGACCATATGCGATAGACTCGCCGACTAGTCGAACGGAATCCATTGTAATGTTCGCGTTAGACAGATTTGCCAGCGCGCATAACCCCGGTTCTGAGCGGACATTGCGCAAGGAAACTTGCTGCAATGCGCCGATTGAAATGTTGATTGATTGACCTACCTCAGTCCATGTTACCGAGCCATCGACCACGGTTCCGTTAAAACTGGTCGGCCAAGTTGGCTCTGTGCCTGCGCTCGTGCCGCCAGTTGTGCAAAGATAAAAATGGCCGTTTGCTTTTGCGGCAGTAGGTTTGATATACACCCCTTGCGTGTAAGGAGTTGTTGCAACCCAAGCATCTTCCCACAGGTTATTGCTCGGGGTCGAACGGTAATCAGAAACCAGCAAGTCAGACACATCAAGCTCGCGCGCATTGCCGCCCAAGTAAACGCCATTGTCGAAGTTGGAGATTACGCCGGATACTTTCGCGCCTTCTGCATCAGACAATATAATGCCATAGCGCACCGGATCACCAACTGCACGAGTATCAACAGGATTGCGCAGCGCCAAGCGTGTGATTTTCGGATTCGCTGCATAGGATACGCTACCGCTTACTGTAGTCTGCAAATCCAGAGTAGAGTGCCCGACCACATAATTCGATGTAATTAAATCAATGACACAATTATCATACTCATAAATCGTTTTGATGAAGTCATAGTACCCGCCATCATTTGATAGATTATGACAATCCACTACCGGGTTCTTCTGCGCCACCGTTCCCAAGGTAACGAACACATGCCCTGACGTATTCACGCCGGCGCCCAGAGAATGAGCATTGTGAACGCCGCCTTGCGTGATAATCGCCACTCCGCCAGTGAACGCGGTCAGCGGATTAAGTTGTCCGCCGAGCAGGTCAAGAATTATCGGGCTTCCAGTTACACCAAGGTTTATCGCCGCCCCGACAGAATACGTTTTTTCTGGGTCGCCGTAGATTCGCCGCAGGTTGATAGATTCAGCGTAATCAACAGCCGCTTGAATCTGCGTTTGCGTAGCTGTGCCATCGGATTTTGCGCCGAACCAGTCAATGCAGAACTCTCCGCTGTGCTCCCACACCCAGGCCGCAGAGCCATCGCCTCCTGTCGGAACGATAATCGAACCGCCGTTATCAACGTATGTGCCTGGAGCTGCACCTGTAAATCCTACGCGCACCGGGCCACCACCACCATCTCCTGCGGCGTAGTAGCCGCTTACTTGCAATAATCTCCCGCTCACAACAGCTACGTTCCTCAATGCTGCGATTGTCGCAATAGCATTTGGCTGAACAGTTGTACCTATCGCCGCAGCAACCAACGCGGTTCCTGTTACGCCAGCGGCAGGCAGGTTGTTGCAGTTTGTGAGCGCACCGGATGCCGGAGTGCCAAGAGCGCCCCCATTTACGACTGGAGCTCCAGGACTACCCACTGCGACGGCCAGCGCTGTTGCCACGCTGGTGCCAAATCCAGATACCCCGGTGGAAACAGGAAGACCTGTGCAGTTCGTAAGCGTGCCGCTGGCTGGCGTGCCAAGCGCTGGTGTTATCAGTGTCGGCGATGTCGCCCTTACAGCGCTACCGGTGCCGGTTGTCGTAATTGCTTCGACGGCTGTTCCACCGCTATTTATTGCCGTGATTTTGCCGCCATTGCCAGATAGAACAGGAAGCTTGTCGCCGATTACTTCAACCTTTTCAAATTCTGCCCTGAAGGTATCGGATTTAATCAATGAGCCTTGGGCGGGGAAAGTCGAATGGTCGTAATATTCATTCATGATTTCTTCTTTCTTATGGCATATCAGGCCATAACAAATGACGTTTTTCGAGGTTTTGTTTTTGCGTTATAACTTGAATGTTCGTATGTGCATGAAAACCACATACGGTATTGCCGCGCAATGGAACAATATGGTCAACCACCCATTTAACTTTAGCTAACCTCGTTCTTTCCCTGGCAAGCGAATGCGCCTCTGCAATAATAAACATATTAGCCCACAATTGGGTAGCGTTTCGCGCGACAGCCCTCCTTTTGGCATTATTTGCCATTCTTCTATCAAGAGATATTCCCCTTGCTTTTTTAGCGGTCAAAAGCTCTTTTTCTTTGTTGTTTTTTCTCCAGTCACGCATATACTGATTGTACTTATCTCTATTATTTTCAACCCATTTTTTATGTAATGTAGATTGTTGTTGCTTGTTTTTGATATAGCGCAACATGTCTCTTAATTTTACTTTTTCTGCATTCTCTATATTCCACTCTTGGGAGCTTTTGATCAAACATCTTTTGCATGAATAGCCAAGCCCGTCCTTGGTGTTTTTTCTAGCATAAAACTCATCTGTGTTTTTTACTTCCCCACATTTTGCGCATTGTTTGTTTGCAATCATCTTTTCATCCTTCTCGGTGTAAATGTTATCGTCGCCCCGCTTAGAGTAAACGAATCATGCTCATCTGAATAGCTAGAAAATGCGAGTGAAATATTTTCTGCAACGCCATCAATATCAGCATCCAATGGAATTAATGTGCGCCCATCAAAAAACACAGATGAATCGAACGATTCACCGCTATCGAAATACGCAGAACTGGTGTTTATTTGCAGCGTTGTACTTGTTGGCTGCGGAATATCCGGTGAAGAATAACCAAGCCTATATGTCATATCAACTTCGCCATAACTATCGCTTCTTGCCTCAAGTGTCATTCTGCGAAATTGCTTGAGCGTTTGCGGGCTTTGCAAGTGATTGTATGCGAGTTCTAAATTGGCGGAAATTTTCTCCCCATCGAATGATGTGCCAACATCCATCTGGTAGACCATCCCATTTGTTGAGCCAAAATATATTTCCTCTGCCCCGGATGCGCTTTCCTGTGAGCATATGCATGACACTGTTTCGGTTGTGGTTATCGGCATTATTCCAGCGACCTTATTACCAGAGAACGTGACATACAGCGCACGTCCGCCGCTAAAAAATATTCGATATTGGTTCTTTTCGCGAACGATACAACTCGCTACAGACGTTCCCATCAAATCACTCAGCGTGCGCTTAACTGCGTTCGATATGGTTGCACCGGAAAAATTACCAAAATTCTGCGAGGTTGCCAGCGTAGTAATGCCGCGATCATCCAGCATAACCCCTTGCCCTATGTACTGCGTTGTCCATTCGATTGCGCCGCTTTCTGGATTGAATAGCGTAAGGTTCCAGTCCGCCACTGTTGTTCCATACAAAACATAAGTTTGATTGCGATTGAATATAACCATCGCGCCAGCCGTGGTGCTTCCCGGTTGCGTCATGAACCCTGTGCATTGATCTCCGACCGCTATTTCTCCCGCCCCTGTAATTATTGACCACGCATGTGGAGTGCCGATACCGCTGTGTTGCACCGATCCTGCAATTGATATAAATAGGTGTTTTTTGAATTCTGTTATGTGCTCTGGTGTGTCCGTTGCCATTCCGGTGCTGATGCGGATAAAAGCTGTCCCATCGAACTCGAACGCCTTATTTACCCCATCACATCCATACATCTTTGTTGTGTTGTATGCCCCGCCGAAGTTGTGGTTTAAAAATTCGTATCGACCACCCGGCAATAGCGTGATCGCGGTTGAGTCGCCGCTGATGGTGGCAACATTTAACGATGCACCAATGTTTAAATCCTCTGCTTGGAATGTGCCGGTTTGAGAGGCAAACGTGACAATTCCTGCCGCAGTTCCTGCCCCCCAACTTCCGCTTTGCAGTCCAACCCCTGCGATTACAGCGGTTGCGCCTGATGTTGCACCAGTGATCGTGTTGCCGACTTGTATTTCGGTTGTTCCACCAGATGTAAAACTCAGTTCCTTACCAAGAGCTACGGACGCCCAACCGGACGCCGATGATTTATGCATTACTGCGGCAGTCCCTCCGGTATTATTTCTGAATGCATATTTGTTGCCATTGAATTGCCATACTCCGAGGATTGATCCAGACCCTGGAACTGCGGCAATGTCCGCCCGATACTGATCCGCCGCCAAGTTCTTGTATTGCGCATTCAGTGCTGGCGTTCCAGCTCCACCGCTAGAAGATCCTGCCGATGATGTAGCAACTGGCAAACCTGAGATATTCAGCGTCTCAGCAACAAATGTCCCGGTTATTTTGGTAATGAAAAAGGTTGTAGCGTTGGCGGCAATAATAATTGCGGTCGCCCCTGACGTTGCGCCAGTTATCGTATTGCCGATTGCATAAGCGCCAGTTATTGATACAGGGATGCTGCTATACGTCGCATCAGACGGCTTTGCTCTTCCGTCGAATCGCTCATACCCGCCGATTCTCGTGTAACCTCCATAAGTGCCGCACTCGAAATTTGTAGCGGATATTGCCACGCCAGCAGGGATCATGATCGATGGCGTTTCTTCGTCTAACCCACCTTTGAAGGCGAAGAATTTTTGCTGTACAGGGGCAAATTTCATGCCAGCGCCCCACCGATCATTATATCTGGCATACGGTCAGCGGACATTCGCAGCATCATCTTGTTGAACTCATTCTCACCTCGTTGATACACCTCAATTGCGCTATATTGTGCGCCATAGTGCATCATAGCTCTGTACACGATAGCCAAATGATATTGGGTTGGCAGGATGGGGATATCAGCGTCAAGCGTCATTTCTGACGGCAACAAGAAATAATCTCCGACGATTGAATATCCGGCGGCAGTAATTGGGCCAAACCCGAGCGAATTATTCGGTGTAACCGTAACTGCATCAGGGCGACTAGTGGTTGTTCGCAATGAACCGATCAGGAATGAATTACGCCATGCGTCATACGGCACATATGTGAGCGTTGTTTCTGAGCTTAGTCCTGCTGCTGTATCGTATACACGGAACGAATCCCTGTCCCACATACCCATGTTTGTAAGCGCCAAGTCTGCTGTCGAATATGTTTGCTGACCTGCAACGGTTGCGAATGGCGTCAGAGAAGTGCGCAGCCAATCCCAATCCCTGTGTGCTGATTGTATGTCGAGCCATGCCGCATTTATCCAATTCACCAGCCGCAGGTTTAAACCTGTTTGACCGACAACCGTAGATGGCCCGTTACCGGCCACGCCGCACTCCGTTGACAGTCGCGCCACCAATTGCAGGAAGTTCATAACTTACAGCTCCGCTCGTATACGACGCATCCACTCAACGCCACGACCTTGAGCAGGGTCTGACAGCACGCTCAGCGGGTATTTGGCGCGGGTGTTGCGCAAAACGCGATTGTTGATGATCTTTGCGCCAATATCTTCGTGAGACGTGGAAATTGATACAGGCTTCGAGCGCATCAATACTTCAACGAATTTGCGTTTCAATCTGACATTCTGTCCTACCGGTATCCATGCTGTCTCACCGTTGACAGCCACATCGATTACGGTTGGTGCGTTTTCCTCGGACGATGGCTCTATCATGATTTCAAGGATGTCCTCATTGAATTTCAATGCGTCTACATAGTTTTTGTTTAGAGCATTTGCGTCAGCAGGTACAATAACTTCGCTTTCGCGGTTGAGTGCGCCGGTAATTGGCAGATCGATATTTGATGGCTGCGCCAATGGAAAATCTTCTGAATGGCGCTCTTTTATGCGTGGCATATTACCTCCTTGATAGATTGCAGAAATATCGCAGGCACTTAATATTTAAGCGCCTGCGATTGATTACACCAGTTGATCTGGCATACCCAGCGCAAAATCGGTGCGCGCATAAGTGATGCCTGTTACCGATGCTTGATTGCTTGATCCTTGCACCCAGCCTGTAGTTGCATCAGCCGTCGATCCAGCCAATATAGTCAAAGCACCAATTGGGCAGAAGTCGTCAGGCAAGGCTGGGAATTGAGGTTTATGCTTCCATGTGTAGTCGCCAGCCAAAGCTACTACAGTTCCTTGGGCGCACTTCAAATCACCGTTTGCATTGAATCCATACACGAACACAGAACCATATCCTGCCTTTACACCGACGAATGCTGCGCCGGTATTGATATCCGTGGTAGGGGTTGCCGTGTTAGACAGCGCTGCGTGACTATACGCCTTTCCGCGAATAGCATACGGCAGAGTTCCGGTAGATGAAACGGTTGTGGTTGTCCCGGCGGCGAGCGTTGCTTTGCCCAGTGCGCCGGTCAACGAGGTTTGTGAAAGACGATCCATTTTGATTCTCCTTTATGCAGTAATTACGGTTGGGTCAAATGCGCCAAGCACATTGACATAAACAGCGTTTGGAACGACGGTTGCATCATCTAGCGCAGTAGTGCCGCCGACGAAATTGCCCGTTCCTGTTGGGTTGATGGTGACAAATCCCAGCAATGCCTTACCTTCTGGAATAGGCGGAAATACGACAGCAGCCAGCGTCGCACCCTCAATACCCATCGCACTTGTTCCAGTTCCTGCGGAATCGATAAAAAATGCGTAGACATTGAATTTGGCATTGGTTACTGTGCCAGCGAGTGCCGCCTGGTCAGTTGCAGCGGCCACCGAAACCAGCTTTCCCTTGCATGAAGCGTGATATGCGGCAGCTCCAGTTTTGACCAATGCAGACCCGGCGGTCTTGATTGCAAGACCTGCTGTTGAAAGTGATTGCGTAGACATCCGGTCGGAAATCGGGTTAAGCACTTGTTGCAGCGCGTAACTTGACTTACCGTCCGGGATTCCCTGTAACCATTGTCGGATAGTTCCAATCATGTTTTTTTCTCCTTTAATGGAGAGCCGAAAATTAATTCGGCTCATTGGTTACAGTGTTTTCACGCCAACGTTGCCGACCGCGCACCATGAAGCATTTTCCAGCAATGCGGCCTTGTACCAGATAGCGCCAGCGTAGCCGCGCTGCCCAAGTGGGTCAGACTTGTCTTTCTGGCTTGGAGGCAGGAACGTGATGTCCACAGACTCTTTGCCGCGAATGCTGATCTGCGAGAATGCATCCTTGGCCAGCACGATAAACTGATATACGTCCATACTGGTGCCGGTGGTAGAGCTTGCAGAGCCAGTGCCGGTCCATGTTGCGATAGCCGCACCTGCGTCTTGGATACTGGGCAGGTCAGGCGACAACACAAAGCGGAATTCCTCGCACTTGCCGATTTCGTTCGGAACAGGCGTACCAGATGCATACTTCTCGATAGGGGTGAAATTCGGCAGGTCTCTAATTTCAGCCGCCAGGTCTGTATGTCCGTAGACAAAATATCCAGCTCCGACAGGGTCTGTGCTGTAATTCGCCGAGGCTTTCAGCAGCGATGTGACTGTGCTGCCGTGATTAGCCGCCATCGAGCGCACGATCTTTCGGATCATGTTAAGTGTGATCGGGCCGTTAACCGTAGCGCGCGAAGTTCCGGTGCCACCATAAAACTGATTGGTGGATGCCTTCAGCTCGCCATAGACGATCTGCTCATTAACCAGCGTGATGCGTTCGCCTATTTGTTCTTTCTGTGCGCTTGGTGCGTCGTCTTCGTACAAATCAGCCATTTGGTCAGTCAGACCGTATAGGCATGAATACTGGCGCATTACAACCGTAATATCCATCGGTACGATAGACTCAGGTGCGCGAGTTACACCTTCGGATGTTTCGTGCCCCTGAACTAATGCCGTGCTACGATCGCCGGTGCCGTTCTGAAAAAACTGGTTAGGGTTCGATGTGGTAGCGCCATATGGAACCCACCTGCGGGCAACATATGTTTTGCTGCTGTTCTTTGGCATTTTTTCTTGGCGGCCAGCCCGTCCCAGAACTTCTTGCGGGATGGCGTGCGCCAAAATACGACCCTTGTATTTGTCAATCCGCGCAGGGTTCAGCGCGTATATTTGCATAGTCATGGTATATCTCCTTTAATGGTTATCTGCCGTTAAATCCGGCATTAAATGCGTCGTTGTTGTCGGTAGGTGGCTCATAACCGCCATCACCTTTTGGCGTAACCGCCTGATCGAAACGATCTTGCCGTTCCGCTTTCTTCTTGAGCGACTCTTGATGAGCGGTAAACTTGTCTATGGCGCGACCAATAACTACAGGATTCCAGCTCCCATTTAGCCGAGACTGGTATTCTTGTGGCTGGGCTGCGAACCATTGAAAAAACTCCGGGCTGCCAGGCTTGTTTTCCAAGCTGTTGCCGATCACTGATTCCCATTCTGGATGGGTTTCAGACAAAGTTTCTTTTGCATCCTGAACCAGCACTTCGCGGCGGATATGTTCAACCAGTTCCGGTCTTGCTTTTTCGAGAAACGGCTGAATGCTGCTCTCGTCAACTCGCCCGGGGCCTCGCAATTTTCCCGCTACGCGCTGCAAAGCTTTCATGTGCGGCTCTAATAGGTCAGGGTATTCGTCGCGCAGTTCGGCAAAATCATCCTCTGTTATCTCTACAGATACGCCGGTTTGATCTTGATACTGTTTGATAACCCTTTCCAATCCACCCATTTTTCCGAATGCTGTATCAAACTGTTTTCCTACCGTGGCCTTCAGTTCATCGACTGCGGCGGCGGCAGTGCTTAGCTTGGCGTACTCATCTTCGGTGATTTGCCGGTACTTCGGTTCTGCTTCCTGTTTTGTTTGCTGATCTTGAATCTCCGGCGTTTCCGTGGGAGTGCCCGTAAAACCTGCATCAAAATCAACATTGCCTTCAGCTTCGCTCATTGCTTTTTACTCCTTAGAACAAACCCCACAATTCGGGGTAGATTTCCTCCGGCGTTTCCGTGGGAGGGTTGCTTGTGCCGTGCCGTTACCGGTGCGGCGATATTGCTATATCCTGCTTATCCATATCCAACATCTTGCGGATGCGCATTATGTCTCCGCGCACCAGCAGAGATTGATCGTGGGTAATCTGCGGCGACTCCAATTTGGAACGCGCCACTTCCAGCTCGTCGGCAAGATGCTTTTTCAGTCGCGCCCAGAGCGGAGTTTGCTTTTCGCCATCGGTCAGCTTCATTTCTGGTAACTCTCCCCGTCAGGCGCAATTCCGGGTGGCTCTACCGGTGGCGTAGGCATTTCGCTTGCAGCGGCCTTCATACCGGCCAACTCCTTGGTTGTGCGCAACTCCATTTCAGTTTTCGCCAATTGAACTTTTAGTGTATCCAATGTTATCTGGTGCTTGTTCGCGTAATCCAGCATAGCCAATTCACGTTTTAGGGCAAGCTCTTCTGCGTGACTCACAGCCGCTGTCTGTGATCTCTCACGGAGTTCGGCAACGTATGCAGTATCACGGTCTATATCAATGCGCATCTTCTCAACCGAAGCTTGAGTGCGCATTTGCTCCTTCTGCAATTCTGCATTCGCTCTGATTTCTGCGGCCTCAATCCTTGGGTCTTTGGCTTGCGGCTGATTCTGCATCGCGGCTTTTTTCTCGCCATCCAGTTGTATGTCGCGCGGGTCGATGCGCTTGGTTTTCAGCCACATCGCATAGGCTTTTTCTGGATCAGCTCCAAACGCTGGATTCAGACTCAATTGCAACGCTTGGGTGATCGTGAATTCTTGGATAGCCTTCTCGATCATCGCAGAAGTACCGTGTGCATTGATTTTGAAATCACCTTTTTCTTCTATCGGCACATTTGGATCAAGCAACAGCCATTCGTATAACATCAGCACAAGCGGCTCTGTTATTGAATCATCCAGTGCGGATCCACGGTCACGCAGAAATACCAGTGCGTTATTGTTTTGCAGCTCAGCTTGTCCGTATGTCTGTGGGCTGGTGTTGTCTGCGTAATTACCCTGTGTAACCATCGGTATAGATGTGTGTTCCTCAGCTAAACGCATTGCGTATTGGATGATCGGCGTTAGCTGCGCCTGTACGCTCGGTATTTCGAAAATATGGAACGCTTTGCGCACATCATCCAGCATCGCGTCGGCAGCTTTAAACCAGATTTTATTGCGGGTAATAGACCATTTCTGATCCGCTGGGGTAATCAACCCGCGATCCATCACTATTTGTACGCCTGACGAAATTCCAGCATTGTCCAGCACTGCTCTGGTGGCCGCATTCACCATTTTTTGCGGCATCAGCAATTGCTCGCCAACCCCAACGCCAGCCCAATAGCCTGCGCGGCGGCTCCATGCAAAAACATGGAACGGCGATTTTCCCGAATCCATTGGGTTGATTATCGCCCGGATTACAGAATCATTTACCAGTGTGATGATCGCGCTAAATTCTGTACACCCATCGGGTAGATTGTCATGCCCGCACGATTCCATTTCATCGCGTGTGAGAGTGCCGTAGTATTGCCACATCTCGAAACGGCGATGCTTTGGATTCTTGGCTTGCTCTCTATCTTCGAGGTAGACTTTACCGGGGCCTTCTTCGAGTACTTGATCGATTTTCGCCTTGTTCCATCCATTTCTGCTACCCATTTCACGCAGGCGCTTGGCTGAAACGTAATCGCGCTCCAGTTCGTAGTCGCCATCTTTCGTATTATCGCCACACGCTGGCGCTGGGAAATAGTTCCATGGATCGACCCAGCGCGTGACAGGTACGGTATTTTCCTCAATAACCAGCTCGACAGTATCGCCTTTACGCAAAATCGCCTGACTCTTACGTTTATCCGGGATCGGGCCTTTTAGGACGCCAACCCCGATACGACACGCATCCAGCAGCACCTTGCGCATTTCTGCGGTGTGCCTGCACTCTACCATCCAATCGTAAATTCGGGCCTCTGCCTTTTTTGCGGCCTTATCCGCTTGCGCAATTATTTCCGCAACAACGTCACGCGCTTGCACTTGCACTGGCTGGCCTTGGCTTTCGACGGTTGCAACAGTTGTTTCATCGTCCTTGCGCTCAACCAATTCAGGCACTGGTGTTGGCTCAAACGAAAATGCCTTGTCATCTATCGGAAGTGCAATCTCTGACATTTTGGCACTGGCAAAATCAACATACCGGCTTGTCAGGCGCACAAATGCGGTTGATTGCCCGTTATCGTTAGGATAGTTGGTCGTTACTGGGCCGTTTAGTGATCTGGATTTCGCCCATTTTGCATCCTGAAATTCGTGGCGGTTTGAGTCGTCGATCCCGAGGTAGTTGTCCTCGCATAGCTGCCAAATTGCTTCGATGCCGGACTCTTTGCGCGCTGCAACAGCCTCATCGCGTCGCTTTGCAATGGCAACGCCCAGCATATCTAGCTGGGCAGTGCGATCAACAGATTTCCGGCGAATCATTAGTCGCGCCCGTTAGGTTGCAGGAATGTTGCCGTTACAGCACCAGCAGCGGTGAACTGTACAGCCATAGCCACAACTGGCGTGGCCTGCTGCCCGCCGAATGTCGCGGTTTTGGCTGCAATAGTTCCGTGAGCGATCCATGCGCTGCGGTCGTAGCTCACAACAACACCGTAGTTTGGAGAACCGGAAACAACCGTGCAGCCGATGCCGACATTGAATTCGCCGCCGCCATTCGCGTCAGGCTGAAACCACGGCCCGCGTGAATTTACCGACCAGCCAATATCAAATGTGTCCGCGCCGATTGTTGCAGACGGCGTGACGCTGACCAGTGATTTAAAATACTTGGCGCTTGTGACGGTAGCTGTACCAGCAGGCCCAGCAATTGTCTCTGTCTGCACGTTCCCGTTTTCGTCGGTGCCTACGATTGCAATCGTTTTTGCTGAATGATCGTTTGCCGTGTTGTTCAACACCGTGACCAAATGAGCCAGACCGTCAGTGACCACTGTTGCGGTCAGGGTAAATGCTGCTCCGGTTACATCATTGCCGAATCCGTTCGCGACTGCTGCCGCACTATCCATCACTTGCTGTGTCGATTTCATTTTTACCCCTATAACCCCATGCCGGGAACGGTTGATTTAAACGCTATGATGCGCGGCTGCTGCTCACGCATCGTATTGATACTGGCCGACCTGAGCATCATGATCGCGTAACGTGTAGCGCTCATGATGTCGTCACATTCCTTTACGATTTTTCCATCCTTGCGGTGATATAGCCTAAACTCTTCCATCCAATCATGCAAATGGCGCGCTACTTTGAGCCGCCCTGTCTGCATCCTGTCCAGGATATCCATAATCCCGGCCTCGACTCCGTTGCCACCATCCTCAAATGTGGCGCGCGTTTTGAGCATTTTTACGCCATACTTGCGGTATTGCTCGGCCAATTGCTCTCCGGAACCTTTATCGTGTTGCAATCCATCATGCGGCCATGCGACAGGTATCCACTCGCCTTTTGCCTTGATAGCCAGGCTGTGTATTGCCGGAGTCGCCTCCTTTACCCTGTAGCAGTCGTAAACGTGGACTGTATCGGTATCCCTGTCCCACGCCAGCCACGCGGCAGCGGTCGGGTGATCCCATCCAAAATCGATACCGCAGATGCGCGGCCAGTGCGGCGGGATTGGCACGGCCGACTCGGTGATTGTTGCTTCATCAACCGGGAAAACACGCCCAGACCCTAGTGTTGGCGTTCCCATCGCCCTTGCTTCGCGCTCGTGTGGCAGATAGCCTGCGATGATGCGCTCTCGCTGCTCATCAGTGTAATGCTCTGCATCGTAGATGGTCATACTGGTGACGTGCGTACCGGGCACTTTATCGACCAAAAAACGCCGAACAACGTCGCTCATACCGAGGAGCGGCGTAAATGTGAGCCATACAATCCCATCCGTGGCCTGTGTGCGGGTGAGTCCCTCAGCGTAAATCTCTGGGCTTGGCTCCTCGTCGAACCAACAAAAATCCAATGTTTCGCCTTGGAATCGCTCCCGCCCCTGATCGTAGGATTTGAACGTAATCCGGCTCGTGCTACCTGCGGTGTGGCGCACAAGCACGGTTTCAACGGAATCGGCCACACCGTGCGCCGACCGTTTGATGTCGAGGATGTCCGCCTTTGGTATCGCGCCAGTACCCCAACTGCCCGGCTGGCCGAGTAGTAGGCGCTGGCAGGTATCGCGTGTGACCTGACTGGTGAGTGATGCCGCCCATCCGACTGTCGGCGCATCCCAGCGCGCACCATCCCACCAATCTGGATACCGGCCTGTGAGGTGCATTGCGGCCTCGTACGCCGCAGAAAACGTTTTGCCCAACTGGTTGCCCGCCTTGAGTAGCCGCTCCCTGATTGCAGGATCAGCGCCAGCGCGATGGAAATCACGCTGCTTCGGGTACGGTTTGTATCCGTACAGTTTGAGTTCGCCCAGCTTGCGCGTGGCCTCAGTGAGTAGTGCCTGAGCTATTTCCGGCGATAAATCCACGTAATTTGCTCTCCAATGTACTCAGCTCAGAAAAATTCAGGTCGTCCAGCGGGCCAGTGCGGATTTCTTTGCGGTCAACGAGGAGCCCATTAAGCTTTGCTCGAAGTGTCACTGCGGCAACCATTGCTCCGCCTTGCTCTTTTTCTCGGCTCACCTTGAGCGCGTCTTCCGCCTCTTCCATTGCCTTTTCCAGCGTGTATTGCAGTTTTTTAACGACCGGGCTTCTCAGCTCGCTGATTCTCCCCGCAACATCCCCGTTTTTCATCAGCTCATACGCTCTATTATTAATGGTTTTATCCTTCATTTTGCCGCACGAGTATGCTGCACGATATGCGTCCGATTGATTCAAACCAGAAATAACGAATTGACAAAATTTTTCTTGTTGCGCAGTAATAGCCATATTTACCCCACGCAAAAATCAATTCCAACCATCTGCCGCCTTAATCACATCATCAAGGCTTTCCGCTACAAATTTTGGTAAGTCCATGCCGTCTGGCGTTTCGAATTCGCTGACTGTGATTTTGAGTTGCATTACATCATCCCAGGTTTTTCGCGCACCATCATTGGTGCAGCAGGTGTTTTCCCATATCCTGCATTAAAATCATCATCCCCAGCCGAACCTCCGCTTTGCGCGTACATCTCCCGCACTTTTGCCAACGCTTCATCGATATTCGCTACCGGCGCGCCGGTGGATTCGCTCTCTGTGTCCAGCGGACCGGATTCCACGGTTATTTTTCCATCTGCTGCCACGCAAATTACTATGCAAAATCCGCCCTGTGTAGCGCCTGCTGCATCAATTTCATTTTCGCCTACCATCATTTTTGATTCTCCAGACGTAAAAAAACCACCGACTGGTGGCGAATCTACTACATCATGATGCGAAAATCAAATAAAAACCCGCCGATTATGGCGGGCTATTTTGTGTGGTTTGCCGATCATCGCCGTGGCAGGCCAAATTTCGGGGCCACCATCACCGGAGCAGTCAGCGCATGCTGTTCGGCCGTCGGTGTGTGACGGTTGTTTCCCTGTAAAATTTCCCGCTTTCGCACCCAAAAACGCCGTTGAAATCAAGCTCACCGTCCTCGTCCTTCGGCAGGTCGGCGGGGTTGATCTCGGTGGCATCGAATGCCGTAAATTCCTGACTACCGTGATACAATTTTCCATCATAAAAATTATACCCGCGATGAGCGGCGAGGTCTGCCTCAACGTAGCCGTCACATCCATTCCAAACAATTTTGCTCATTTCAATCTCCTGTAGCCCCTGCAGCCCCAATCCCGGGGCGCGGTTTGTCGGTGTTGACGGTTCACATCCGTCGCGCATCGATTGTAAAATGCAATAGCTATTTTTGATCTAAGTCAATTTTTTCCAGATTTTTTTAACAATCGCTCGACCTCAGCCAGTAGCTCAGCCTGGGTTCCGTACCGCTCCTCAAATCGCCGGCCACGGATGCACTGCAATCAATCCGGGGATAGGCGACTCTGCGCCAGTGCTCCTTGAAAAATTGCAGACGATACCGCTGTTTTTATTTTTTCTATGGTAACAGGTAGCCAGCATCCATCATCCATTGCGTTGCCGTTGTCAGCAGCTTCGTTAGCGATTTCCATAACTAACGCCATAATCTCAGCTATTCTTATATCATTTAATTCAGCATGTGCTTCGCGCTCTGCCTTTGCGATTGCAGCAGCAAATTCAATAAGGTCTTCGTCGTAATTTCGATGGGCAAAGTTTGGGCTTATCGTTTTATCATCAAGCGCAGCAAGCTCAGCTTTTAATGCAGCGATTCTCTCAATCCTCCACGCGTCTATGTTAACAAGCGGTGCAACATGCTTAATTACAACTTGGACAAACTCATCGTCGCCATCATCATAAAAATGAAATCCGTATTCTGATTCAAGTTCTCCTTTTGCTGCTCTTAACGCCTTTTCTAAAGCATCCATGTTCTTTCCTTTTGTGTTTCTTGATAGCGCCCGTTTGTGGATTCCAACGGCGGCAATATTTTAAGTTCGTGGTGCATTTGATCCTCCTATCAAGCAATTACAGTTAAGAATCGTCATCGCAGTCATAGAAGACCACAAGGACAAGTTCGCCCTGTGTTCCATATTTTTTCTTGAACAAATCGAACGCCTTAAACGCTTCATCTTCTGTTCGGAAATTGCGAGCATTGATGTTGCTGCGATCATAACTTGGGCCGCATTCCTTTGGATCTCGAAGCAATCCACCCTTGGTTAGTTCACGCCATTCATATCTTTTCTTCATTCTTCATCTCCTTTAATGCCGGTTATGGTTCCGGCTTGCCCAATACTCCCGCGCGCAGGCGGTTCCGGCAACATTTAATCGGTCGAGTCTTTGCGGAACTCGTTCAAGTCCGGCCATTGGTCACTATCCGGCAATTCGTAATTTGCAATTTCCGAACATGGCCGTTTCAATCCATTTCTGGATGCCCAGACTCTGGCGCGCAAAAGGCCTTCAGCCCATTGCTTTGCTTGGATCATATTGCGCGCGCATGTAGAGTCAACATAGGCAGTTTCGCCAGTTGGCTGGTGCGTTATGCGGACGGCAAAATTTATTCTGTCGAGGCTCATTTATATTTACCTATCAAAATTTAAAATCTGCTCTACGACACTATCCAATTCTTCACGCCCAGCATATTTTGTGCATACCTCGCGCAGCAGAACATCTATCACGGCGCTGTACAGTTGTTCAAATTCATCCTGCACCATCTTTGCGAAACTGATTGATTTTGCCTCCAATTTCATCCGGCCTTTAAGATCGAACACCTGATCGTAGTACCCGGCAAGAATGGTTATGTCTGAACGGAACCGCTCGAAATTTTTCTCAACTGGCTTGCCTTTGTGCGTCTTGTGTTTCCGGTCTGGTTCCCACGCATCAAAGCCGACCTGAAACAGCGCGAACATTTTCCGGTGAAATTTTGGGTTGCGCTGGAAGATGAATTCAACAGTGAAAATTTCACCTGCATCCATGCGCTTGATCTGCGTCCACAACCTTTTCCACATTTTTTTATCAGCATCGCTCATGCCGCACAAGCAGCCGAAAAGGAAGCCTGATACAGCCTCAGCAACCGCTGAGATAGGCCACGGGAAGCCGGTGCGGACGATAGTTATGCGACTCATTTATTTTCACCTTTCACGATAATTCTGCGGCATTCGTCCATCAGTTTGGTTATTGTGCATTCAGGCATTTTTTCGCTGTTTTTTCCGTTGTATCTGAGCCAGTAACGACCTTTCCACGGCTGCGGTATAAGTTCGAGTTTGTGCAACTTTTCGTCAACAACTATCGTGACCCTGACTGTTGCTTTTTGTCTCAAAATTTCACCCCGCGAATGTGTTAATTATGGCTATTTTGTTGAGTTTATCAATAGCTATCGTTAAAAAGTTTATTTTTGTGAGCGGTGTACATCATACGTTATGCCCCAACACGCCAAGGCCGCCCGGCCAAGATGCAGTCGGTGTCGTCAATCCGTTGCGCCTGCGCTTGCAAAGGCTTTCGCAGTGCATCGGGCATCTGGTTCAGCGTCTGCCAGTTCTTTTCCTGCTGGCAACCGCCGCACTCCCCGTTGCCGAGGCAGTAGTGGGTAATTCCGTTCTCGCTCATTGCGGCCTTTCCTCTTCGTCAAAGGTCATTTCTTCCGGGTGCGGCACGCTGTCGTGCGCAATCACCCCATCCTCATCGGCCGGCAGGAACCGCCCGCACACCAGGCACCAGTACCCATCGTCGTGGCATAACATTTCGGTCAACGCGGACGCTCCGCCGATAAAGCCGGCTCCGCGCCGGTTACCTTCACGTTAGAGCGCTTGTTCCAGTGATCGGTAGCCACGCCCTCCAGCCACGCCATGCCGAACCGCATTGCCGCATCAGTCCGCTGCACGCGGCACTGTTTGCATTTGATTGTCACGCTTCTTTTTGCCGAGAATTTATTGCCTTTGTGCAGCATTTCAGGTTCGCCCCCGCAAAACGGGCATGGCAAAAGGCGCTCTAACTTTCCGCTCAACTCAGACCCGCCTACAGCGTCATCGTTTGCATATTGTGGTGTGTTCATAGTTTTTTGCTCCGTTCGTCGTTCACTGTTGGCGGGCTGGTTAGCTCCACGTTGGGCGTCACCGGATATGCTACGTTCAACGCATCACGCAGCTTCCCCAATCCGTCCACTCCCCACACAACCACACTTTCCGCTGGTTGATATGTATGCTCACTTGCATCTGCTGGAGACACAATCGTCATTAGGTTTTTATCTGTGTTCAGCCTTGCAATACACCACCCCAAATCTATTACGGTTATCATCATCTATCTCCTCGTTGAAAAAGCCGCCCAACCCGGCGGTCAAGAGGGATCGCCCAAAAGCGGGCGACCCCTTACCTCTACGTTGGGCGGCAGTAGCGCGTGGTTGGCGCGGGCCTTTGCCCATCGCACGAATTCCTCGGGAGATGCAAGCTCCTGCCATTTTCGCCAATCCGCATCGACGATGGCCTGTAACGTTTCTCGCATACGCATGTTGTCCGCCACCAGTGCCGCTTCGATGTCGATTTTCAGTATTGTTTCAATAGCTGCCATATTCCCCCCATGGTTAAAGCCGCCCAACCCGGCGCTCAAGTTCGTTCCGCCTTCGGCTCCACGGGACTGCGCAAAAGCGCGCAGCCCCTTAGCTACACGTTATGCCCCACCTTCGCGGCCTTGATCTTCGCCCGAAGGAAATACCCGCCACCAAGTTGCAGGCACTTTGCCCATTCAGCATCAGTCGCCCGAAAGTTCCGATTGCGCATCTTCTCACCGTCTTTTGCGATGGGTGGACGGCCTTTGGTTACTGTTGATTTAGCCATGTTTCATATTCTGTTGTTGTCTGGAAAACCATCCAGCCGTTGTCTACTGGTGCAATCTCTGTGAAGTCAACACCATCATCCACGCATGCATTGTGTACATCCTCAAGGGTGGCATAGTCCCGATCACTAAAAAATTTGCTCATGATATTTACTCCGTTTGGTTAATGTGCAAACAGTATAATTATGTAATTACATAATGTCAAGCTATTTCGCAAGTACATAAACGGCGGGGCATAACCCTGCATTCGAGCGGGACAGGCCAAAAGCGGCCTGCCCCTCAATTTGAACGTTAGCCGCCTTGAGTCCGGCAGCATGCCCCACCCAGTAACCAGTGATAAATAGGTCTAGTGCTCCTTCTGGAAGTTCTAATGGCGCTTCTGATATTCCGTCTAGC